CACCGTTTCGGGCAACAAGCCATAAAACAAGTTCGTTCCCAAGGTAAGAGATGCAAGTTGCTCATCAAGATACCCGCCCAAATCTTCTAGCATTCCCATGGCTAGATTTTCCTGCTTCTTACTCTTCTCTGCAAATCTTTTGCGATTCTTGAAGACATATTTTTCGCCGCAACATAAGCAGGGGTGGTGAGATATTTTCTTCTGCCCTGACCGTAGTTTTTCGGTGCTTCGTGAACTATTTCTGCGTATGCCACTGCATCACTGCCATAGCCGAGAGTAACAGTTATTTTGTCGCCATTTATTTCTGGCTTCAACACAGTGCCGCTGTTTTTCAAAGCACCAGTAACCACTGGCACATAGAGAGTTTTTGATGCAGTCATTATGCCTTCCGCTTCAACATAAAGAGAGTTCGCCACATCCTGTATCGTCACGCCAGCAATTTTTGAAAAATCATTGCGTATGCTTTTGACATAAATTTTGCTCATATAAAAGTGACCATGGTGTGTTCAAGACCAACAACTTCATTGTGGATTGAAATGCTCTCAATTTCTGGTGTTGAATTGTCGGGCAAAGTAATTTTGTCTCTCAATGTGATGGATGTGTCGGCAATGTAGGCGACTTTTGAATATGTTTCGGTATCCACTTGAAGACCCTTTGATATTTGTTTCGGCGGTTCAACATAAGCGGAAGCGGTTCGTGTCGCCGTAAAGGTGTCTTCGCCATAATTGTTTTTTGCCGTATAAGGCGCAATCGTCACCGTGTGTGGCATGAAATTTGTAAGTTGCTTGTCAATCGCCACTATGCACCCCTGCGATAATCGTATGGTGATTCATCAGAAGGCTGAGAGCGTGGGTTATCCATGATGCCTTTTCGTGAAAATGTAGGCTCTCTGTCGGTATCCAATTCCACGGCTTCTTTCGCACTGCGAGAAAAGCCTGAAATATATGGTGAAACTGGCGAAAGTTCGTCTTTGCTCAAAAGATTGTCTGCCAATTCTAGGTATTGGCGATACTTTGCAGAAAAATCTGCGCTCAAACCACCGATGGTTCGGTTCATCAATCTTGCGAACTTAGCCGCAATCGCCCTTGCTGTTTCGGATGCGACTCGGTTGACAACGCCATGCTGTGCGATTAGATAAGTGATTTCCTCGTTCGTAATCAGTTGGTCAGTCGTGTCGGTATCGCCAACGAGAAACCTGACTGCATCTTTAGTTGAATCGGCTGGATTGCCCGAATATGTCCAAGTCATAGCACACTCCTGTGCCAATCATACGACAAAATTATTTTTTAATAAACCCCTATTCGGGTTTGTTCGCCGTATCTGGAACAGTTTTTGAAGGAACAATCACCCTGCGCATCGTGCCGTCTTTTTGCAATTCTTCTTTAGGCAACTTGCCACCTTGCGGAAAGCGAGCAATATACCTGCGTGTTTCAAGCGTATTTGTGTGTCGCCAGTTGGTTGTGTCAACAACCTCACCACGAACAAATTTGCCATTCGTACCGTCAAAAGGTCGTAGAACTACATACCATTTTGTCTTGGGGGTTACCGATTCAATTAATGGGTCTTTTGTGGACACAAGAGGTCACTTTCTGTTTAGTTGAATTACGCTACCCGATACCAAACTACCGTGTCCGTTGCCGAAACACGAACTTTGAATGTCGCAGAAGTAGCGGCACTCACGCTCGCTGCACCAACAATCGTCGCACCCGTACTTGCCGTGATGACGAGTGGGTAATCTGCGGCGGCAAGGTTCACGACATTCACTTCAAAGGTGTCACCGACTTTGTATCCAGCCAAAGCCGCACAAGTGAGAGTTCCTGTCGGAACGGTCTTAGCCCGTGATGCCGTGGGTGTACCGACCAACAAACCGCCATCCGTGACGACCATAGCGGCTGTCAAAGTTTGGGCGGCATCAGTGAGTGTAGTAACCGTTGTCTTCGTCGTTTGAGTATTGTTGGCAATTACGCCATTTACTCGCAACGCACCCATCAAGCCCTTGCCTTTAGAGAACAAATTCATTTAATTTCTCCTTTCAGGAAGAGAACTAGATATCAGGCTACGCAAGCCGAGAAGAAGTACCCAAGGTCTGATGCGATAACTTTGTTATCCCAAGCCATTTGTGCTTCAATTCGGTCTGCACGGAGTTCAGGCATACGGAATCGTGTGATACCGATATTTGCGCCCATTCCATCCGAGACACCACGCCATGCGAACTGGTAGCCAGCCGAAGGAGTAAGAATTCCTGCGCTTGGTGCTACATAATACAGAGCCGCATTCTTTCCAACGATTGAAGTCATTGAAACTGCCGCACCTTCAAGACCTGTGTTCTTTACTGCACGAGCAACAAGAATACGGTCAACACCGAAGAATCGGGCAAGAATGTCTTCCGTGACATTCTCAGCCGATGTGTATTTCACACGGTCAACAATGTCAGGGTGGTTGCGAAGTTGACGGAATACATCGTATCCCATAACCATCGTGTTCGGCAAAAAGCCAGTGCTGTTCAACATTGTGGCTTTGCCAGTCTCAACATCACCAATCGGGTCAGAAGCCGTGTAGTCACTCCACAAGTTTGTTGGAGTGGTGTCAGTTGCCCAAATACTCGTGGTGAAAAACTCCGATGCCCATTGGATTTCCTGACGAAGCAACATTCTTTGAGTGATGAACGAAGTTGCATCACGGTCAGGATTCAACGGGTTGTCGGCGTTGGCACGAACTTGGTCGTCAACATCTTTGTGGAAAGCATACACCTGAGTGTTGTATGTTGCCGTTGTCAGATTGTAGCCCGAACCTGCCGACTCAGTTGCTGGCGCACGAAGTTGTGCTTCGTCACGAAACCAGTCACCCTTTGTGTAAACGAAATACTTGTCGCTTTGTTTCTCAACTGGGATGGTTGGGAAAACTTTGCTTGCAACAAAAGCATTTTGGTCTTGGATGTATGCGACCGAGATGTTGGTCAGAATCGCATCAATATGAACATCATTTGCTGTGGGCTGTGCCATAACTTTTTTCTCCTATTTTCTTTCTTTGAAATTATGCGCCACGGTGCGGGTTCGCACAGTTGACTAAGATTGATGTGAGTTCGTCTGCACCACCCGAAGTGACGAGAACAGTACCGACAATAAATTTTGTTGTGTCAGTGCCAGGGACATAAGCGGCGGCTTGACCATCGGCACTCGTGCCAACAAGGTCTGCGATTGCAAGAGCCGCATTCGTGGAAACTTTTGTGAGTCCAGCAACTACGATTTCTGCCGCCTGACCTGAAGTTGGGTCGTTTTGAAGAACACCAACTGGCTTGTCTGTTACACCTGAACAAACTACTGCTTTGCCCGAAGCGTTCAACTTAACAAAGTAATACTGGCTTGAAGAGAGGTCTGCGCCTGCTTCAAGAGTAATCTTAAACGGTTGTGAGCCTTTGTATGCCATGATTATTTACCTGCTTCTCGGATATATTGTTTATAGAGATTTGCGTCTGACTCAACCGCTTTTGCGATTGATTGTTCACGAGTGAGCAATGGGTTCGCTTGGCGCAAGGCAGTTGCCACTTTTTCAATGTTGGCAAGAGGGCCATCGTTGTCAGGCGTTGAAGACTTCCCGAACTCGCTGAACAAGCCAGCCTTGGAAAGATTCGTGTTCGCCGCATTGAGAACCTGCCAGATTGCACCGAACTGCTCTTCGGTCAAGGCTTCGGCAACATTCTTCAAAACATTGCCGAACTCGTCTGCCTTGATTGGCAGATTGCTCAAAGTGCTTGCCTTGGCGATGTATTCCTGAACAAGCCGATGGTCGCGCTCTGCCTTGGCAATCGTTTCGGCGGCTGACGCTCGTTCTTCAAGACCCTTTACGATTTCCACAAGGCGTGGGTCGGCAGACTTAAGAATTTCTTCTTGCTCGTCTTGCTGTTCTTTTGCCATTTTTTCAATGGCATCTACAAGTTCCGCATTTGACGCTTCAAGAGTTTCAATGTAGTCATAGACTTCTGACGGAATTTCAATCGCATCGTCATCGTCTTTCTTCATCTTGCCCTTTTTCTTCATGGGCATTTCTTCGTCTTCTTCTTCCTCGTCTTCTTCCATTTTTTCTTTAATGAAAGCAGGCATCTCTTTTTTCTTCTTCATTGGCTTTGCCTTCATGCCATAGCCCTTTTCAACCGACTCTTCTTGCTGTTCAAGAACTGGTTCAACTACTTCTTCAACTGTTTTTTCTTCAGCCACAATTTCCTCCGAATTTGATACATCACTTTTGAATAGAACAACTTTGCTCAACTGGTTGGCAGGGCGTGTTACCAATGAAACCTCATCAAATTCCATGTCCGTCAACCGATTGCCTTTTTTGCCCATATACGAGATTACAACATACAACGCCAAATATCATTGGCGCAACTCGTTTTGACAAAAAAGCACACTGGTTACAAAGAAGTTTCTGGAGTAATATTGTCGTCAAAAACGCTGTCTGCTTCAAAATCCTCAATGTACCAAAACCTTGTATTTGTTAGGTATTTTGGTCTTTTTTCGGGCGCTTCCACGAACGAAGAATCAAATACGCACAACCGATTCCCAGGATATGCACCTATTCTGCCACAATCTAGTTGAATAAAATTGAAGTGTTTGTGTTGGTCAGGGTTCAACGAATAGTGGTCGTTGTATGGTGCGGCAGTGAACATATATCTGCCAGTCTCCCAAATGTTGTTTTTCAAATAAACCTTGACTGGCAATTCTGACAGTGCATCGTACTCGTGTGTTACAAAATCGTAGCCATAACACGACCAAATTTGCAGGTGGTCAAGTGGGTGCGTGTGTATGGCAGGTGCATTAAAAGTAAGAGCGTGAAGTGGAATGTGCTGAACCAAAGAACCGTTTTTCAACAAAATAGAAAAACCCCAAGCCCTGCTCGGCAAAGAAGACAAGCCGAAAACCATGCACTCTGTAAATTCCCCAAAGCCTGATTCGTGGTCAAACAAAAACTCGTTTTGAACATAGCAATAAAACGGTTTCGGAATGTCGGCTATGTGAGTAGCCATGGTTATTCAGAAAATTCTTGATTTAGTCTTTCAATGTCGGCAAACATTTCTTCATCGGAAGAATAGGGTTGTGCGCCGTTTGCAATTTGTTCTAATTCTTCTTCGGTAATGTCTTCAAACTCTTCGTCAGATGCCATGCTTCAACCTACCACTTACGAACATACGGTACAACACCGCCTCGTATGTCCGAACCGATTTTTTGCTCATCTTGTATTTTTTTGACATACCTTTTGGTCGTGCTTTTCCGCCAGTCATTTGCGCAACACGAGCGGTCGCATAATTGCGATGATTTTTGTTTTTGAATCTCTTCACCCCGACCATCATGTAGTCGCTTACTTTGCCTGCTTTTACAGTATCGGACTTTGTTCGTGGAGTAATCCGTGTTTTTAGTTGTTCATTTCTTGTTGTAAGAGAATCATAGTCCATGCTTTGTTGCTGACGCTTTTCTCTTGAACTTAATGTTTTTTCTTTTGGTTTTTGGCTAACGATTCTTCGCTCTTTTGTCTTTGGGTTAAAGCGTTCAATTTTTAGTTTTCGTTTTGGTGCTTTAGATTTGTAGCCACCAGCCAAAGAGCGCATAGCCATGCTCGCCAAGCCGCGAGTAATCGCAAAATCCGCTGGGTGCTTTGATGTTCTTCTGCCACCACTCTTCACGCCACCCTTGCCGCCGCTTGCGCTTGTGAATCTGCCCAGTTCGTCATGGTAAGGATTAAATTTGGAAACTTTGTTTTTCTTTTGGTTTTCGTATCTTTGCAAGAGACTGCGACCTTTTGCCGCAAGGCGAGCGGCAGCGGCTCTGTCTTGTGGAACTGGCTCGCCCCATGCGTTCGCAGAAAGAGCAAGTCGTGTCGGGCGACCTTTTTCATCTTTCATCGGCCCCGAAGGATTAGTGAAGAATCTTGTCAAGAACGAACCCTTGCGGCGCATCTTTTCAGGCGTATCCGCTTTGCCTTTGACCCCAGGCTTCAACTTAGAACCAGTTTCACGGTTGAATTTGTCTCGCCCTGCCTGCGTCAAACCGCCTTTGGGGTTTTTTAGTTTTGCGTTTTTCTTTTTGATTTCTTCAACAAAAATTGTTTTTGTGCGCTTTTTTCTCTTCTTTTTCTGATTGCCCATGGCTGTTTCCAAATGAACGGCAGAAACGGTAGGGGATTCTTTTAGAACGGTTTTCACATCGGACACTTTACCCAAAATGCTCATTAGTCCGATACGCTTTTTGGCAAAATTTCTGCCGTTAGATGCGTGGTGAGTTCCACCAATGTCAAACAAATTATCTTTGTCCGAAATTTCATCGCTACTCATTTGTTTAGATAGTTCTGAAATAAACAGTTTTTGCAGTTTTTCGGGCAATGCGACAAGCCTTTGGTCGGGAAAACTGCCAGTTTCCACCATGTACGCATTTTGCCCTTTGAGTTCAGATGCCAATGCTAGATAACAGGAAGGAGGAAACATTGATTTGTGCGCTTCGTATGCCGCTTGCTCACCATGCCTGTCAAAGCCAACGCCAGTTCCGAGATGACCAAAAGCGTCATGCACCGCACGAAACTTATCGTTTGTTTTGTCACTCCAATATGTGTGGCTACCAGTGACAGATGTTTTCAGTATCTTCAAAACGCCAGTGTCACGAAACGAATCAAACATATCCTGCGAATTTTTGTATGGGTCGTAGTCAACAAATTGAACTTTTACACCCAACTTTTTTGTGAGCAAATCAAATTGCTGATTGATAACTTTTTCTGCTTCATCCCAAGACTTCAGTTGCTCTTCGCTTAATCGTTGTGGTGCATCGTCAAACGCCTTGACTATTTGTTTGCGAGTCCTACTGTCAACTGCACGAACTTTTGTCCAGTCTTTTTTTACCTTGATGTGAGCGGCTAACTTTGCAACTGGCTTGATGTTGCGAGCAGGCGCACCCATTCCACTACCAAAAGTAAATCTGCCGAGTTCGTCATGGTTCGGATTAAATTTTTCAACTATTGTTTCAACAAAAGGATTGTTGGGGAGTGCAACATTGTAACTGCTTGGCGACAACGAACTCACGGATATTTTTCTTGACTTGATTTCTGCATCCAAATCTTTGAGTCTTGACTTGATGGCGGCAAGTTTGCCAGTGATTTCTGCTTTTTTTCTCTTTATTGTTGCGTTGCTGACATAGCGGCGTGTTGCAGTTTTTATTTCAATAGAACGGTTTTCTTCAGGAATGATATATGGGAGATTTTTTCTGCCTTCAAGAAAAAGTTCCATGTCAAAATCTTCCGTGAATCCAGTGAGTTTGTTGCTTATTGTCGGCAGTTTGTCTTCTAATTTGGTTTGCATCGCCTTGAGCCTGCGGCGTTCTTCAACAACCGCTCGGTCATCCATCGTCTTCGTGTCTGCCAAACCGAATCTCGCATTGCTTTTGGCTGGTTTTTCTTTGGGTTTTTGAGCAAGCCGTCTGAACGACTTTCCACTTTCAAAATCAGCGGCAGAAATTCCAGTTAACGCTTCAACACCAATAGCGTCGGCAACCATATCCAACACACCAATAGATGTAATTGCACCTCCTGTTTCTTTAGATGCAAATGTTTTACCACCAATTTTTAACGCCGCATCCATGTTTCCTTTTGGATTGTCTTGGGTGTTGAGCGCGGCATTAATGAATGGCTTCCATTTTTCTGCAACTTCTTTGCCAGCCACACGGGAAAGTTCTCTAACCACTCGCTCGGTATCGGGGTTATTTTTTTCTTGTTTTCGCTTTATGTTCGGCTTGCTCTTGCCTTTGCTTTTTGGCATACGACTAACTCGCCTGCCAGCACCACCACTTGTAAAACGACCTAGTTCGTCATGGTGAGGATTGAATTTGGAAACATTATTTGCTTGTGACACTCTTATACTTCCCACCACGACGCTTGTATTCTTGAACGAGCCAGCCGTTTGCATACGCCGATGGGTAAACATCAAATTTTGCTTTAGCCGCCGCCTTGACACTTGCGTAAAGTTTCGGGTTGGCAGGAACATTTTTGCTCTTTTTGATTGTGCTTACCATGATAGGTTTTTTTCCTTGTCTTGATTGTTTGTTTTCTGCTCTTCTTTTACGATTTACTGCCGAACGAATTTGTTCTTCTGACATTGATGCCGCTCTAGATGCAGGCACACACTTCGGGTATTTGCCTTTGTCTGCATCTCCACGACCACATGGTTCGTACCCACCACCCTTTTTGGGGCGAGAGATATCCACCCAATTTTCCTTGAACCAACGAGATAGACCACCCGATGCTTTAGCCATAATTACTTGCCAGCGACTTTTTTGCGTTTAATCCCAAATTTAGTTGTAAAAGCATTGGCTTCTTTAAGAATCGTGGCGATTGGCGCATCAATTACTCGCACATTTTGTTTTTGACCATCGCCTAACTTGCCGTTCTTCATGTCAAGACCCAGAGTTGCCGCCCACCTGTGGTGTCCATCCACCACATAACCATCACGAGAAACAAAAATTGGTTCTTTAAGAAATGTTTTGTCGGTTGCACCCATCATGCCAGCAACTTTTTCGCCCTGCATATTTCTTTGAGTTGCCTTCAACTTGTCGGCACGAATTGATGTTGGTTTTCCAACTTTAATACCTTTGTTTTCCATGTGAGCAACAAATTCATCGGAAGCGTCATATTCTGTTTTTGGCTCTTTGCCTTCTTTTGCCCGTTTTGCATTCTTT